CAATTCTCTGAAAATCGACTATACGGCAAGAGGTTACTATGCTTCTCCGCACACTCCGGCTTTCGGCATCCTGTCAGATGTAAAGTCCGGGGCGAACAACTCGACTTTCTCGCTGTCTGAAATGCTCCGCAGCAACGGCGGTAATACGCTGACCGACAGGGCGACAAAGACGATCGATATTTCCAGCTTGACCGGCTCAAAGCAAATCGGATTTCAAGAGGCTGGTTCCGGTGCGCAGAGCTTCCAAGGCGATATTAACTGCTACAATCTCTGGCTGGTCGTGTGAGGTGACAATATGACAGATACCGAAATTGTCGAACAGTGCATGCGCTTCACAGGCGCGACGCGGGAGGAGCTGATTAACACCGTTATGTACGACCACATGATTATGGTGGACGGCGAGAAGACCTATTCCGTCTTTGTCCGGGTGAACGCTGACGGGTACGTCACAGACGTGGATTCTGACGCGTTTATCACAGACCCGTCAAACTGGTTCAAAGTGGACGAGGGGCGCGGCGAGTTGTACAAGTACGCCCGGGTCAATTACTGCCCGAAGGGCCTGTATGTCGACGGCTTCTACAACTATAAACTGGTCGGCGGCGTGGTCGTGTACGCGCCGCAGATTGAGCCAGCCGAGGATCACAACGAGATTTCCCCGGTCGAGCAGTTCTATGTGGCATCCCGAACGTATTACCCGGGCGACCTCGTGACGGTTCAGTCTAGGCTTTATGAAGTCACCTCCCCGATACCTGACGGATGCAGCATTATCATCGGGCAAAACGTGGCAGAAACCACGCTTGCAGAATATCTCAACAGAACGGAGGAATAAACTATGGCAAGACAGATCTTTAGAGTCGACGCGTGGATAATCGACTCCACCGGGGCTTATCACGGCCTTGACGGGTATCCTAAAAACTTCGACAGCCGCAACTATAGCAACGACCCGGACACGGCTTTCCGCCGCGCGGACGGCGACGCTTCCGCCGTTTGGGCGGACATGTGCACCAAGGACAACCGCCAGCTCCAGACCGTCACGCTCTCCGACATCCGGGGCAACCTGCTCTATAAAAAGTCCGCTGACAGCGGCTTCGGCGGCGATGCCTGAAGACGAAGACGATAAAGTCTATTCCGGCCTTTTGGAGGACGACTGAATGTGGTGGCTGCACGAAGTAGAAATACATCTGGTTATCGGTGCAGCCTCCTTTGGCGCGGCCATCGGTTTTTTGATTGCGGCTGCAATCATTTGGAGGAATAAATGAGCAAAAGAACACAATGGGAAAAACTGAAACAGTTCGGTTTTTCTGACAAAGCCGCATCTGTCATAGTCGGTCACGCGATGGCCGAAAGTGCTTGCGAGTGCAACAGAGTACAAGGGGATTTTTCCAAAGATAGGGATAAATCTGTTGAGTACACAGCAAAAGTCGATTCCGGCGCTATTGCCGAGTACGACTTTGTGTACCATGGCCCCGGGGGTGGTGGGTATGGATGGCTACAATGGACACACCCCCCGAGAAAAGAGGGCTTATACGACACGGCAAGAGGTCTTGGCGTATCTGTTGGAAGCGAAGACGCTGCGCTAGAGTGGTTTTGGACGGAGATTCATCAGCCGGAGTATTCAAAAGTTTGGAATGCGCTTGCTGGTGACGGATCTATCCGCGAAATGTCCGACGTGTTTATGAAGCAGTTCGAGCGCCCTGCCGACCAGTCCGAAAGCGCGTGTGCATATCGGGCGCAGCTCTGCGAAAGCGTATACAAAGAGTTTGCATACACTCCGCCCCCGAAAGACCCTGTTCAAAATACGTTCCCGCCCAACGGAACCGTAAAGAACTTCCAGCTTTACATGTGGGCTGATGGTTATTGGCCCGCTGAAAAAATAAACGGCTATAAGACCTCTGAGTTTTTTGAAAAACTCAGAGAATATATAAGCGACATGGAAAAGTGTTGATTTAACTTGGGAGGTATAAATCATGGAAACTGATCTTCTTGAAATCCTTGGCATTGCGGCTATCCCCGTTATCACGGTGATTTGTCTGCTCGTCGGCGCTGGCGTCAAGAAAAGCCCTCTTGATGACAGTTGGATTCCGCTTATCTGCGGTGCGTGCGGCGGTCTGCTTGGCGTCGTTGCCATGTTCACCATGCCGGATTTCCCCGGCCATGATGTGCTGACCGCGATTGCTTACGGCATTGTTTCTGGCTTCGCAGCCACAGGAATTCACCAGGCAATCAAACAGCGCATCGAAAAAAAGTAGGGGGGCTGAACGATGCTCGAAGACAGAGACCTTGAGCGTCTTGACGAGCGATATGTAAAGAAGGATGACTGTGGGATTCTGAGGGCTGAGACGGATAAGCGGCTTGATGCGCTACACACAGATGTTGCCGTTATCAAGACCATGCTCAAAGCCACAATTGGAATCCTCGTGACAATTGCCACACCCGTTCTTGGAATCGCTGTCAAATTGCTTTTCGGCGCTTAACAATTCGGGCGACTCTATCTCGCCCACAAAGGAGTGATAGGACTGTTACCCGATTTTGAGCTTATCCGACACAAGTTTTTGGGCGGCCACGACATTACCATTATACCCATTTCGGACGTTCACTTGGGTTCTCCCGAGTGCATGGAGCAAGAGTTCATATCTTTCATTGATACTGTTGCGAAGACCCCAAACACATACTTGATCCTCGGCGGCGACTTGATCGACAACGGGACTCGTTCAAGTGTGAGCGACATATTCAAAGCAACCATGAGTCCAAGCCAGCAGAAACGAGAAATGGCGAAGATTCTGGAACCCGTGAAAGATCGAATCCTCTGCTTTGTTCCGGGCAACCACGAGCGAAGATCCAGCAAAGACGTTGACGATGACCCGGTATATGACATTGCGGCCAAACTCGATTTGGAGCATCTTTACAGGGAGAACATTGCCTTTGTGAAGATTCAACTCGGAAAAGACCGAAACGCGCCGGGTCATAATGACGGTTCTAAGCGACCGACCTATGTGATTGTGGTGACTCATGGCGCTGGCGGCGGCATCTACACAGGCGCGGCGGTCAATCGCAACGAACGCTTTGGATATGTTATAGACGGCATGGATACCCTGATAGTAGGACACACGCACAAGCCGTTCACTACGCAGCCTGGGAAAATCTCGATTGACGCGCGAAACAACATTGTCAGCATCAAACCGTTCAAGGTGATTTCTTCTACAAGCTGGCTTTCTTATGGCGGATATGCCGCAAGAGCTATGATGCTTCCGTCAACCCATTGCCTGCAAACTTTGACTTTGCGCGGAAACAAGAAAGAAATCATCATAACGATGTGAGGGGGCCGCCGTGGATTGCAAATACTGTAAAATTTGCGTTGATAACGCAGCGGCATTAAGGTATAATGGTGCCGATACAAACAAAATAGGAGGCACCAAAATGGAAGAGAACACTAAAGAAGTTGCAACAATCCCCTATTTCGCGCACGAAAGCGAAATGGCCCGGATGGAAAGGCAGATTAAAAGGCTGTGGATTGTCCTCATAATGACGATTGTTTTTCTCGTTGCTTCTAATGCGGCGTGGATCTATTACGAATCACAGATAGACGAAATTACCATAACAGCCGAACAATCTGCGGACGGTCAAAGTAATAACTATGCCATAGGCGGTGATTTATATGGCAGCTCGTCAGAGGGTAACGATCAAGAAACGGGTTCGTAGATTTGGCGGCGACAGCGGATATAAGCGCTGCCCCAACTGCGGAGGCGACGGAAGAGTGAGGGTTCGCAAAAAGTGACGCATGACATTCCTGCCGAAACCCTTAACAGTAATATCGAATACTGCATCAACGAATATGTCAGACTAATCGACCATCGTGAAATGCTCCGCGACAAATGGTTTCGCGGTCTTACTTTTGAAAAGATCGCATCCAATCACGGCGTCACAACGCAAACCGTCAAGAACGTAATATACGGGATAGGCGACGATATTCTGATACGCGCCTCCAAGATGTAGACCAAGCCCCACGGTATAACCGTGGGGCTTTTCTTTTTGCCTAAACCTAAATTTGTACTTTTTATAGCCGAAACTTTTACTGCTGCTTTCTTTCGAGAAAGTGGCTTTTTTAATACAATTTTGCACAGAAAGAGGGTGTTTACATGGACAGCATCGAAACCGGAGATCTCCTGCTAATGCTGTTGGATGATGACTTGTTTTGGGTAGGTGAAGACTCGTGTGGGAACTCTACGAACCCAACCCCGTGCGAACCGGAGCAATAGACTGTTCTACTCGCGCATTGGCAAAAGCATTAGACATTTCATGGGAACGCGCCTATGTGATGAAGAGCCTTAACGGTTTTCTTATGGGAAATGAGAGCGTGGCGGACGAAGTTTGGGGAAGCGTTCTCCGTCAGCACGGGTTTCGCAGAGAAATCGTGCCGAACACATGCCCCGACTGTTACACGGTTGAAGACTTCTGCAATGACCACCCCGAAGGTGTCTACGTTGTAAAAAGCGAGGATCACGTAGCGACTGTTAAGGACGGGGTGCTTTTCGATTCATGGCCGTCCCAGGGCAAAACAGTAATCTATTTTTGGACTAAGGAGGAATAAGCAATGCCGTATCCGTTCTATCAGCAGCCGTATCAGAACTATGTGCCTTATCAGCAGTATCAGCCCGTGCAACAGCCGCAGCTCCCGCAAGCGCAACAGCCTTATAGCCCCGTTATGAATCAGAGCGGTATCATCTGGATTTCTGGATTGCAAGAGGCGCAAATGTACCCCGTCGCCCCCAACTCTGCCGTGTCTCTGTGGGAAAAGAACGGCAAGACGATTTATCTGAAACAGGCCGATGCAACCGGCAGACCGTCGCTCAAAATCTACGACCTCGTAGAACGCGCAGAAACGCCCTCTGACAGCGGCAACGGTCAAGATGTGAAAATGCCCGCCTACGCCACCAAAGAGGAATTGGGCGTCGTTGTGGGCGCTGTGAAGGACTATTCCGAAGCACTCAGCAAAATCAACGCCGACATTGAGAGCATGAAGTCAGATCTTTACGGTGCAGTTGGCAAGCGCAAGTCCGCAAAGAAGACCGTGGAGGTAAGCGACGATGATGAATAACCCGATGGGAAACATGATGGGGATGCTGAATCAGCTAAAGTCCAACCCTGTCCAGTTCGCCCTTCAACGTAGATTCAATGTCCCCGCTAACATGTCAAACGACCCAAACGCTATTGTGAATCATCTGTTGCAGACGGGGCAGATCACACAGGATCAAGTCAACCGAGCCTATCAGCAGATGGCTCAGTTTAGAAGGTAAAACTCCAAAATCACGTTTTTATAGGGGCATTTCGAGAAAAAATCACGAAATATGCCCTTATAAAAACGAGTTTAACATTTTTATCTGGATTTCTTTAATTCGTTTTCTCCAAAGTGCCAAATTTGCACTTTATGAGAAATGAGTTGCACTTTGAGCTGTATTTTCTCCACGAATTACACTTTTAGTGCAATAAGTGGTGAAAATCAACCACTTTTTGTATTTGACCCGTTGGCAAGATGCGCATAGTCAGCGGCGAGAATAAATAACCGTCCGAAAAGGACGCTGACCCCGACAGTTAATGGGGTAGAAAGGATAATAATATGGACTCTGAAAACACAAGCTTCCAGATGCCGGTTATGCCTGCGGCTTACGGCTATGGTAGCAACAACAGCGGATTCGGCTTTGGCGGCGACTTTGCATGGCTTATCCTTCTCGTCCTCCTGTGTGGGGGCGGCTGGGGCATGGGCGGCTTCGGCGGATTTGGCGGAATGATGGGCCTCGGCTATGACTTTCCTTGGCTTCTGACCGGCCAGAACGAAATCAACACCCATGTTTCCGATGGCTTCCGCGACGCTCAGATCAGCGATCAGATTACCTCCGTCCGTGACGGAATCGGCGCTCTCTCCACGCAGCTCTGCGGTTGCTGCGGCGACATTCAGAACAGCCTTTGCAGCGGCTTCGCTGGCGTGACCGCCGCCGTCAATGGCGCTCAGAACGCCGTTTCTCAGCAACTTTACGCCAATGAGATCGCCTCTCTGAACCGCAGCTTTGCGGAGCAGACCGCGAACACCGCTGGCTTCACTTCCGTGAACGCTGGCGTTGCTGACCTCAAATACACCCTGGCTAGTGAGGCTTGCGCCACTCGCGCTGCCAACACCGCGAACACTCAGGCGATTCTCGACAAGCTTTGCGCTCTCGAACTGGATGGCTACAAGCGCGAGAATGACCAGCTCCGTACTCAGCTCAATATGGCGAACCTTGCGGCGTCTCAGGTCGCTCAGACCGCCGAGCTTCGTACTTCTCAGGCTACGGTTGCTAACCAGCTCGTCGCCGAACTCCGCTCTTGCCCGATCCCTGCGCAGCCCGTCTATGGAAATCAGCCGATTTTCACTTGCGGCGCTCAGTATAGCGGCTGCGGTTGCGGCTGCAACGGCGGCAATTTCTAAGGGGTGATACCGATGGCGGAATTTGCCTATGCCCCGCTGCAAATCGTATCTCCGAATCAGAACGTCATTCTCGATACGGTGATCCCCTGCAACAAAGGGTATGTATTCCACCGCAATCAGAGTGGAATTGTAATTCTGCGCGGT